AGACTTAAATCTAGATGATTTAAACTTTGATGACTAATTTACCTCTTGTAGATGGGTGGGGCTATGCCCCCATGTTACCTTCCCCTTTTCAGTAAGGGTACAGTCCTAACGTCAAGGAAAATCTACTAAGGGCGTGACAGTGGCGAGAGAGCCACACTAATTTGGAGCCATAATGAATACAGTAAATATAGATTCTCGTAAAGTAGCAGGGGTAGTTAAGGAAGGTTTAAGATTAGTATCAGACAAAGGTTTTGCAAGGGCAGAAATCATAATAGGTTTAGCTGAATTACTTGGGCGCATCATTGTAGACTCGGCAGAGACTAATACACAAGCAGAAGAACTAGCCAAGATAGCACATAACCATACAGACATTTCAATTGGTATCGGACTAAGAGCCTCACAAAAAATAATCACTGGAGTGTAAATGAATACTCTTGAATTTTTAGAGGCGATACTACCGCCTACAGGGGTTTATTACCTCGCATTAATTGACAGAGCCACAGGTCGAGTTGCACATAAGCACTACACTAATTTGCAGGAAATGGCAGATGGAGTATTGTCTTATGACGACTCAGGGAAGTACAACGTGTATCATGCTTGCTCATCATACAAAGAACCGATGATGATAGGTGAAGACGGCAAGAAGAAGTTTCGTACTAATCTGAATTGGGATAGAGCCAAAGCGTTATGGATTGACTTGGACTGTGGGGAAGATAAAGCACAAAAAGGAGAAGGTTATCTTACTAAGAAAGATGCTGCAACAGCTATTACGAAGTTCTGTACGGAAAATAATTTTCCAAAACCGATGTTTGTTGATTCAGGAAATGGAGTCCATTGTTACTGGCCATTTACAAAAGCAATCAAAGCAGAAGCATGGGTTAAGTTAGCCAACGTTTTTAAATATGTTTTAGCACACTATGGTGTACTAGCTGACCCGACATGTACTGCTGACTTTGCTAGGATACTTAGACCAGTATGTTCTACCAATCGTAAGAAAGATACTAAACCAGTTGTAGGTAAAAAACTTGTTGACCCTGTTGACCCTGCAGTTATAAGCACTGTACTTAGTACATTAGTTAAAGCCAATGAGATCAAAGTATCTAGCGTATCAAAAGCATTAGTCGCTGATATTAATGATGACTTAACTGCACACTTACCTCCATCAATCCCATGCTATGCAGAATTAGTTGCAGACAGATGTGCTCAAGTAGCTAGTATGAGAGATACGCAAGGTGATGTTAGTTACGAACATTGGAGACACGTAATTGGTATTATTAAACATTGCGAAGAAGGTATTGATTTAGCTTATAAGTGGAGCGAAAAAAGGGCAGAAACAGGGCACTCACAAAATGATACTGATGTTAGATATAATACTTGGGCTACAGGCCCATCACTATGTTCTGCGTTTTCTGTAGTTAATCCTAAAGGGTGTGAAGGTTGCCCTAACAAAGGTAAGATAAATACACCTATTGTACTTGGTAGAATGGCACCCGAAACTAAAATAGAAACAGTAGAAGCTAAACAAGACGGACAAAAAATAGAAGTACAAATCCCTGAGTTTCCCAAGAATTACGGACATGAGAATGGTCGTATGGTTAGATACATGAAAGACAAAGACAACATCATACATTCGTTTGAGTTCTGTACCAACATCTTTTATCCTGTATATCGTATTAAGACTGAAGACGGTACATACGCATTATCTATGCGAACACATTTACCCGATGGAAGAATAAGAGACTTTGAAATACTAACAAAATTAATCGTAGCACCACAAAAATGTTTAGAGTCATTGGCTGACTACGAAGTAATACCAACTAATCACAAGGATGCATCTATGCATTTAACAGCATATTTAAAAGATAGTTTAGAAAAACTTAAATCAGAAGCAGAAGAAATAAATACATTAACCGAATTTGGTTGGCACAACGATATGCAGACGTTCTTAATCGGTGATCGTTTATACCATAAAGACGGGACAATTCGTAAAGTTCTCCTTGGTGGATATGCTAAGAGCTATGTAGATTCTTTTCCTAGCCCTATTGGTACAGTGGAAGGATATGCTAAAGGTCTTAATTACATATACAATCGTTCGGGTATGGAAATGATGCAGTATGTAATAGGCTCTAGTTTTGGTTCTTTGTTAACACCTTTAGGTGATTCAATGTATAAAGGATTACTTGTTGCCATTATTGGTGGTGCGACTGCCAAGGGTAAAACTACTGTATGTTGGTCAAGCCTTTATGCGTTTGGTAATGCAGATAAGATGACTATAAAAACTGAAAAGGGAAGTACTGAGAATGCACGTTATGCTCGTATCGGAACCTATAAAAATATACCACTACTAGTTGATGAGTTAACAAATATTGATAAAGCTGATTTTTCAAGGATGGCTTACAACATATCAGGTGGTAGTGAAAAAGATAGATTAGGCAGTAATGGCAAATCAGGATTTAGTCCTAAAACTGGTGTTGAATGGAGTATGAGTCCATTGGTTACTGCCAACACAGACCTTCATGGCCTTCTTGCAAGTCAGCAAGGTAATACAGAAGCAGAAGCAGTACGTCTTATTCAAATTAATATAGACGAATACAAAGTACCATTTTTAGCAATCAGTGAAGTTGAAACTGCTAAAAAACAAATGCAGTTAAACATGGGCTCTGCCGGTGATTTATATATTAAATATATAGTTACAAACATGGATGATGTAATAAGCAGACTTCATAAATGGAGTAGAACAGTCGAAGTTGACATATCTGATCAAAAGTATAGACTTTACCGCCAACATGTTATCTGTTCTTTTACGGCTCTTGAGATTACTAATATGTTGCATATTACAGAGTTTAATCTTGAAGCCCTGTATCCTCTTGTTATTAATCTAATGCATGAGTTAGCTAAGACTATCCAAGAAGAAAACGTAATGACTCCCGAAGATGCATTAAGTGAGTTAATTAACTCAATGTCCCCGAGGGTTATTTCTACTTACGGATACACTGATTCTCGTGGAGGTAATACCGTAGAGCAAATTAGAACCCCTATAGGCGGTGCAGTTGGTCGCTACATTATTGGTTCTCAGCATGATAAGTCAGCAGAGTCTAAACGTCTTGCTGGTAAGTTGTTTCTTGCTAGAAAAGAAGCGATTGAATGGACAAGAGATAAGCGTATGACTTTTAAAGAAATAGAAAAGTATGCACTAGATAATCGTATTATGATTCCCATGGATAAGAAATTTACCATAGGCAAAGGCACGACAGTTCAAACTGGAAACATAAATGTGGTTTGTATTGATATGGAAAAACTAGCTAGTATGACTGGAAGTAATGTATTTTTAAATGTACATACCAAAGAAACTAGCGAAGATTTGAAAAAAGCTGTATGATTAACCCGTTAGCTACGCTAACTCCTCCGTGAAATGCTTTCCCCCACTTAACCGTGGGGGTTTTTTTCAATACTCTATATAGATACGGACTATAAATAGATCAAAGACGATGTACTTACCATCTTCATCAAGATCGCACATCTCAAATCCAAACATAACACCTTTAATAAAGTAAAGATTTACACTGAAGTCGCCAATCATATTAACACTTCCATCTTTTTAGTGATGCTGCTTTGCGGGTTGGTTTACCGTTCTCGTCTTTCATAGGGCCGGGCATTCCACTCATACGTGCACAAAATGACTTCTTACGAGGACCACCTTCAGGTTGAGGTGCTTTTAAATTAGAACCAGTTTGTGAATTATATTTAGCACGACCCTTGGCAGTTAAACCCGCACCTTTTGATACAGGTAACTTTTCTCCACGGCCAACAGAAAGATTAACTCCTTTTTTAGTTGCCATGATTACTTACCGTAAAAAGTTGTTATTTTTGCAGTTGCTGGTAACGTAACATGAATATCGGTTTCGAATAAAAGACCTGCTCCCGGAAGCGTTAAAACTATGGGCTGCGTACCAGTTCCAATATTAAATTGAAAAACAATAGTTCCAGATGCACCGCCATCACGGAAAATAATATCTCCAGCAGTACCGCCAGATATGCAATGATAACTTTTTACATAAAATGCTCCGGTAGCTACAGTTCCGGTTGTTTCTCTATGAAAGCTTTTTAAGCCTTGTGGATCGCTCATATACTTCTCCTTTAAATTAACGTTCTGTTACAAACCCTGATGCCAAACTCGGCTTAACTATACCACCTTTAATATCTCTTTGACGCTTAAGTTGTTCTTGTGGAGCTCTAAATAGTTCTGATATTGGTTGGCGCTTGAGGCCATTTCTAACTCTAGCAAGTTGTGTATCTTCCCATTTTCGTCTAATGTCGCCCATTTCTTCTGTGTCACCCTTACGGAATGCTTGTGTGTATTCAGTTTTTAATTCAGTAGTACGCTCACTATAGAACTTGTCAGCCTTAAATTCTGAACTCATTATAAACTGTTTATCAGTAATTTTATTAGTTGGTAAACCTAAAGCTTGGCTCATAGCATCTAATGTACTTATATCATCTGCTGATAGAACAACATCACCATTACGTTTTACAACTCCTTTGTCTAGTAACTCAAAAGCTTTAACTGCGTTACCTAATCCAGTAGGAGCAAGTGCTGCTAAACCTTTGTAGTAGTTACCTTGAGTCATAAGTCCAATACCATCAATTACTTTAGGTAGTAACCCGCCTAGGAAAGGACCCATAGAAGCAGCTAATGCTTTGGCATATCCGTCACGACTTAAGTCAATCTCTGTATATGGAAGGATAGACAACATCTGACCCATACCTAACTTACCTGATAAATCCACACCTAATAACTTAGGAATACCTTTTAGCAATACATCAGCAACTGCATTATCACCAATTATCTTGCGCAGTGTAGCTTCTGGATTATCAGGTTCATCTTCATCCCCAAATGCAGCACCAACTATCCATGCAATTGCAGCAAATCCGGGCATACCCATAACACCAGCCATGGCAAATGTATGACTTAATGTATATATGAGTGCTTTTTTACCAACAAGACGTATCTGTTTGGTTTCTTCTGCGTTTTTACCTACTCCTTTAAAAGACTGATTAATCAATTTAGCCATTAAACTAATCTGAATTAACTGGAACTTCCTAAACTGAGTCATTAAACGACCAACACCTTGACGAGTAAATCTTGGAGCATTAAACCCTGAGTAGTCACCGTGTGTATCAATAATAACTTTATCAGCGTAAGCAATAGCGTCTGCTTGACTTGCCCCATCTTGTTTTTCTAATCGATAGGCAGCAACTGCTGTAACTACACGGTTAATAGATTCAACATCTTGCGATATACTTCTTAGTTTTTCTATGGCAACACTTGCAAGATTCTTTTCTTCCGTAGACTGCCAACGGCCTAAGTCACTTTCCAAACTAATATCAATACGACCTGAGTTAACCAAGGTTTCAATTGCTTCTCTTACATCTGCAGGTAACTTAGAATATGTTTTTTCATTTAAACCTTCTGAACGAATCACACTGGCAATATCTTTATAACCCTGCATCATTGCAGAAGTTGTTTTAGCATACCCGTGTTTAGCGGCCATAACAGGCATAGACATCATGTAAGGCTGAGTTAAGTTTTGTAAATAGTATGCAGGATTAGTTAATAGCATCCACATAGAAGTTATACCAAGGGCTTTATCTAAAAGTGGATTAGACTCATAGTTAAATGCCATGGCATGTCGTTTCATAAACTCGTTGTAATACCTACGACGATCACCACGACCAGTTGTAGAAGCATCAGCTTCTTTTTTCATATTACGTAATTGGTCATATATTGCACTGGTATTATGTAAAGTAGATATAAAGTGTGCAGAGGCTCTACCTTGTGTGGCAAAAGAACGCATCATGTCATCTTCAGCACCAGCAATACCTTTACGACGGTTCTCAGATTGACGAGCTGACTGGTCAGACAACAAAGCTAATTGTAAGTTTAATAAAAGACTGTCAATAGTTTTCTTAGACTTGTTACTTAAATCTCCAAGAGAATCATCTGCCATAGTACGGAAACGTTGGAATACATCGCTTACATCTTTACCACCATACATGGCACGTTCAGCGTCATCTTTTTCAAATGGTTCTACAAAAGCGTAGTTACCTTCTTGACTACGAGCTATGGCTTTAGCTTCTGCCCATGTCTCAGCAAACTGAACAAAATAATGATCACCATCTTTCTGTAACTTCTCAATAGTCTTGCGATCTTTGGCTTCTTCAGCATTTAAATATTCTTGGGACTTACCAGCAACTACATAGTTACCAAAACGTTTTAGAGGCGCATATGGAGAATTAGCTTGCACAGACATCAAACTACGATAGTCTCTTAGTGCATCTGCCTTTTTCTTTTGTAGACTAGACACTTCTTTAGCATCTTCATCGGCTTCAGCTTCTTTAATTAGAGCATCGTATTCTGTTGTAATGTTACTCATTACGCTTTGTTTCATATCAGACAAGGTATTAAAACCATGTTCAAATACTTTTTTAATTACTTTCTGAGCGTTGTCAGGCATTTTATTAAATCTGTCAGCTATATCTTTATCAATAGGAACAGCTTCTTTAATCCACGACGGTTGGAATCCCCATTTATTACCCATGGTAGAATCTTTTAGAAACTTATTAACGCTTCCTTCACCAGTACCTTTAACGGATTTATCTAGCTTTTCGTAATCTTGTAAAACTTCTTCAACTCTACGTTCATACTTAGTTTTTATAGCCTGACGTTCTTTCATCAAACCTACATACTTTGTTACAGATGGAATGTACTTCTGAGCAACTAGCGCTAAGTCTTCAGTAAACGATGCCCATATAGAACCTTTTTTAGCCGCATCTTGAATTGTGTCAAATATAGCTTGAACCGGTCCTCTATAGCTAGGAGGTAGTGCATCAATTCTATTCTTGGCACCAGCACGTATAGCACTAATTGGTTGTATAGAAAACCTAATATCACTACTATCTAAATTATATGCTCCACTGTTACCAATAGCAGATTTAATTTGATTAGAACTGTAGACAGCTAAATTTCTTACACCTTTTTCTGATACATAAAACGCATCAAATTCAGAACGTTTAATTGCAGCTTGTACCTGTGGAGACTCTATTACAGACCACTCACCTTGTTGCAACTTATCTTCCCAATTCCACCCACTAAATTCTTTATCAAGTTCTTCTTTTTCACGTTGGAATAAATTTTGTTTGATAAGGGCTATGTGTTTTTCTTTACTGTAATCAAATGGGTTTTCAGCACGAACAAACACAGGCATAATGTTTGCATACTTTTCTACTTCTTTAGAAGACTCTATTCCCCATTGTGCTCTTAAGTTTGCATAATCTTCAGCAAATTTAATACTACTTGTTAAAAATATAGCATTGCCTTGTTTAGGTCTAAATTCAACAATGTCTTGTGCAGTACCGTGATACATTACTTTTGGAGTTCCATCTTGGTTAACTATTTTACTATTTCCAAACCATTTTTTAAAGTTGTTAACTGCAAAAGAAAACTGAACTTTATTAGTTGGTACTAAAATATTTTCTTGGATAACCAAATGAGCTGCACCGTAAGCCAAATCAACTACATCTTCAGCAGTTAAACTTTCAGAAGTAAATCCTAATTTTCTAAGTGCTCTTTTAAACGCACTAACTATGGAAGATAAAAATCTACCTAAAGGGGTAGGAGAATACTTAACAGTCGGGTTAATTCCAGCTTTAACCGCTTCTTCAATAAAGTATGCAAGAAGTTCATCATTCATGGAATCTACAGATGTTTTAGCAGCAGCTACACGTTCCAATGCTTTAATAGCAATTTTGCCTTCTACAGAATTTTTATTACCAGCCCACTCATTAATCTTATCAATCAGAGTGTTAAATTCTTTATCGCCTAACATCTCTTGTAAACCTAAATGAGATCCAACTTCATGTAAGAATACAGCACGAATATCATTTGGATTAATATTATCAGCAATTAAATATGCTTTACCTGCACCAGTTACAAATCCCCCAACCCTCTCTTGGTCAGATAAAGACTGTTGAATTAGCGGTGGTAGTTGTGTAATACTTTGAACAATACGAACAACTTTACTACTGCCTAACCCAATAAAATCTTTTAACTCGGCTGCAATCTGTGCAGTTGTAGATTTTTCAGTAGTTTTTTCTTGTTTGCTTAGTTGTAGTTTTTCTTCTTTGGCCGCAAGTTGCGTACCTTTTGTTCCTGCTACAGTTTCAGTACCTACTTTTTCTGTAACAGTTTTTGTCTTTGGAGTAATACCTTGGCGAGCAATATCTTTTTCAAGCACGGCTTTACCATTGACAAACTCCATTACATTTTCTTGGTTATCAGGAACTACAAACAACGTAGCGCCATTCATCTGGTTTTCATGTCCTTTGAGAACCTTACCAAAAGTATCTTTGTCTACATTAATACATCCAAACGAATACCTTGAGTTCTGCGGACCAGACTCTTTAAGTGCTTGTTGACGTTGTTGTGCATCTTTCTCGCTCAACCATACAGAGTGCATCAATGTAGTAAAGTACTTATCTCCAGTGTTTTCATTAACACCTTCAACTCCATATACAGTATCAAAATCATACCCTTTAGTACTAGATGTATTAGTTCTTTGTACTAACTTCATTAACCCAGCAGGAGTAATCTTGTTGGCATCAATGTTGTTATCACCCTTCATGAAATCGCCAAAACTTTTAGCAACTAAAACTTTGCTTTGGAATAGTAGTGTTCCATCAGGATTAAAAATAAACTGAGTTGCTGTTGGCTTGTCAGTAATAATAAACAACTTATTTGTTTTAGCTAGTTCATCTTTAATAGTTGGATAAATAACTTCATACGCACGTTGTGCGGCAGGGGACATATTTTTAGCAACAGTGCTAGGAGCTTTTTGTATAACTTGTTCAGTCCGAGTTTCATATGTAGGAACTATAATTTTAATAGGGTCAGAAGCTAAATTCGGATTTAATACAATAGCTATGGACATTACACCATTGGCGATCTGCTTAATTATGTCACGTACAGCACCAGCAACTGCTTCGGCACCCTTGGTAACATACTTAAGAACATCGTCTTTAACTTTAGAAATAAATTCTTCAGTGCCACGTTTAGCTTTGTAATGCTGTTCTAATCTAGTATTTTGTGCATCTGTAAGACTGCTTGTTTGGTCGGTAATTAGTTTAACTTGTTCTTTCTCACCAACAGAAACAATACGAGCTTCACCTTCAATGGTACGAGACTCATCTGCTAGTTGTTCAGCAGTTTTACTTTCTACTTTTTGTTCTGTTTCAAATATTTTGTTGGCAGTAATTAAATTGCCTTTGTTATCTTTAACTGCAAGTGCCCAATCAGCTTTACCTGTTGGAGATAATCCATCATACTTAACAGGAGCACCTAATGCATCCCATAGTTGAGCGGCAGACTTTGTTTCCTTAGTAGTTTTTTCTTCTACTTTCGGGGCTCTTTGCTTTTTCTTTTCGACTTTGACAACAACTTCTCTGGAAGTGTTTTCGGGTTTGGCGTTTCCTTCGCCCACTGCTTGGCCACCTTCGGCTGATTTGCGAACATTTCTCTCATCTGTGCTTTGCTCTTGAAAGGCATTTTCTGCTCCTTTTTTACTTAGGTTTTGAGTCTTAGATAACTTCTGTGCTTTCTTAGCCAAAACTTCAGCCGCAGCCAAGTCAGCTTCAAGGTCTTCTTTCTTTAGAGTTAACTCGTCTACTGTTTCAGAATCATCATTGGCAGTAGCTGCATCAATTTTAGCTTCAAGGTCTTTTATTTGTTGGATAAGCTTTACACCTTTAGTGCCAACAGATTCACCCAAGTTATATTGTTCATTAACACTAATAGACTTACGAGAAGATTCTTTAACACCAGTTTCTTCTTCCTGACCTTCTTTGTTTTTAACATTAAGTTCAACTTCATACTGACCAAGTTCTTGTTTAATCTCAGATTCTATATCTGATATGTCTGAACTTAAATCATTGTTACCAAGAGTAAGTAATTTGGCAAGAGTAGCATCGTTCTCAATGTTATACTTTTGTTTTATTTCAGCAATAATTCCCGGTAATAATTTTTTAGTTGTTTCAGACCAACCTGCTTTAAAATTACCTTCTTCGTCAACTATTTCTGAAGCTCTTTTTCTCCAGTTGGAAACTGTGTTTTCAGTAACCCCATACAGTGTTTTTAGTTCAACAGGAGTAAGTTGCTCGTTTAATGGAGTACTAATTAGATAAGCAAACAATCGTTTAATCTTAGGCTCTGTGTTTGCATCCATGGCATTATTTTTTACAATAATACGGTCAGCCAACATCACAGCATAGTTAGGTTTCTCATCAAAGTCAGCTAATATATTTTTAACAAGACGACTAGTAACATTGCCTGTAGAAACTGCTCTTGTCCACTTATCCTTTAAATCTTGGGAGAGATAAGCGTAGTCAAGTCCTGTCTCTCTTCTCCAACGCTGTCCTTCAGGGGAGTTATTTTCTCTTTCGAACTGTTGTCTGTTTTGTTCAAAAAATTCATCGCTTGCTCTATCAGCATTTTCTGCCCCTTCAACTCCCCCAGCTTGGCTTTCGCCATTAGTAATTGGAAGTTGTTCATTTACTTGCCCCGTCTCTTGCCCATTAGGAACAGTACTGGTGATGGCTCCACCGGCATAATCCCGTGGCACTGCTTCTCCTCCTCCGACATCTTGCTGGCCGTTCTGGACACCATTGTCGCTTCCTGTCCCGATGGGTCGAATGCCATTGGATTGTAAAAGCCCAAGGTCTCCCGTTCCAGTTTCTGCTGCTCTTCCCTCGACTGATACATCTCCCACCCCGGCAGGCACTTGCTGTTCTGTTTGTATTCCATTTGTTTCTCCTATTAAATTATCACGAAAATTCTCTAAAAAGCCCAACTGGGCTGCAGTACTCTTACCTTTTTTACCTTCTAAGTCTTTAATCTCTGCTTTAACACGATCAAGAACATCATCAATGTTAGTAGCACCTGCTAAGTATGCTTCTACTTTACCAGCTAAACTCTTAGGTGTAATTGTTTTATCAGTGTTTTGATTCTTAAATGCATCTAACCAAGCAAATTCTACATGGTGTGTAAGCTCAGGTTTGGCTGCTTCTTCTACAAGTATCTTATCAACAGCTTCATTAAGCTTGTTAGTCATGCCTGAGAAATACATGTTTCCGTTAAACTTAACACCAATCTGTGCACCCTGCTCATTAAAAACGGGAGTAGTGCCAAACTTATCTAATATTGTTTTACGAGATGCAGCTTGCTGTGCTATTTCTTCTTCAGTTTGTTGTTGTGCTTTTTGTTGATTGGCTTGTGCGTTGGCAGTGGCAACTTGTTGTGAATCTGGCCCAGCCTGTCGTTGCATTACATCAAATGCAGTCTCATCTCTTTCAACACCAGTAGCAGGGTCAGCAATCTTTCTACCTGTTGGTTCATTCATAGCAGCAGTCATATCTGCTTGCCGTTGTTTAATTAGTGCTTCTTGTTCTTTCTTCTGTCTGTCTACAACACCAACTGTTTGATTAACAATTTCTTGTGTAGATAAACCCGGACCTGCATTTACGTTAATTGCGCCTTTAATGGCATCGGCATTTGAAGTTACATTGTTTGTATTGTTGTCAAACGAACCGCCTAATAAACTATTCTCTGGTCTACGTTCACCTGCAATTCCAGCCATACCACCACGGATAACTCCACCACCAATACCACCTTTAATGGCTGATAGTCCGTACTCGTTATATGCTTCAGCTCCAGTTAACTCTTTAAAAGCACCGTATCTTTCAAGCCCAGTTTGTATAGTTTCTGTTCCGGCTTCTTCAGCTAGTCCTATTGCACCCTGCTTGGCTATGTTTTTTGTAAGGCTAGTACCAGCTTCTCGTTGTAAGAAACTTGAGCCTTTACCTAATACTTTATTAGTAAGTCGTTCAGCACCAAGGGCAGTGTCTAAAACAGCAGCAGCACCGCCAGTCATAAGAGCACGGCCAACATCATTCATTCCTGCTTCTCTTTGGTCTGCTCTAATACCACCGTATTCTTGTATTAAGTTACCAACATATGCACCACCCGCACCACCAATAGTTTGTCCAACAGCTGCTCCAGCAACAGTACCAACACCCGGAACAACGGAACCTGCAACACCACCGATAGCACCACCAATAGCTCTTCCAGCCATACCAGTTAATGCTGATATACCAACTTGTGGAATAACTTCACCAATGGCTTCACGAGCCGTAGTAAATGGACTAGATAGTGCTTCTTCTACAGTGTTAATTTGAGATGGGTTGCGACGAACTACTTTTTCGCCATAAGATTGAATTGCTTCACCTGTTTCTCTAGGCCCGATATCTTGTAGAGTAGAACCTAAAGCAGATATTGCTTGACCACCACCTCTTTTTATGTCCGAGATAAACCCGGGCTTAGACATCTTAGGATCTTTTTTAAGGCCAGCCTGTATTAAATCATCTTCTATATAGTTAAAAGAATTCTTATCGTTTAATAACCCAGCTTGGATTAAATCTGATTTTATATAGTCATCAAGAGGCATACTTACCTTAGAATTAATCTTTTGTTAGCTTATTATACTAAAATTACTGGGGTTGGTTTTGTGCTTCTATTTGTTTAATCTGATTGCCTATTCTAATTTTATCTCTTGGGTTTTTAGATGATTCAAAATCTTTTTTAAGCTGTGCTAATTGATTTGCTTGAACATTTTGTGCCCATTGGCTTTTAGAAAGATCAGTGCCTGCAGGAGTTACTGCAGGGTTTATAGCCGACATAGGTTTTGCAGCAGGTGCAACAGGAGCATTGTCATTAATAGGAAGCGCAGTAACAGCTCCTTGTGGTTTTAAAGGAGGAGAGTTTTTATAACGACTGTTATACTCGTTAACCTTTTGATTAGCTTCTTTTATTTTTCCATTAGCAACTAAAGTTTCAATTTCTTTTTGTTTTATAGCCGTTACTGCTTCAGGCGCATACCCATACTTCATTAGATATTCATTTTGATTTGGTTCAGTACCTGATTTGCCTTCAACAAAAGCTTTTTGAGCATTACTATAATCACTTATTGCTCTACCCATGTCGGTATTAGCAGCAATTCTACTAAAATCACCAGACTTCATAGCTATTGCAGCTTCTGCTTTTTGAGCTAAATTAAATTTATCTGTTTGGTATGTAGAACTCTTTGGATCAAGTTGTTGAATTTCGTTAGAAAAAGTTTGTTGTAAATCAAATATTGCTTGTTTTCTAGAATTTTCATCGCCAATAGTTTTTGCATGGGCTCCATAATATCCGCCAGCTTGATTAGAAGCAAAAGCAGACGCAAAGTTTTTAGCTTTTTCAGACGGAAGAAGTTCTGCTTTAAGATCAACTTCTCTTTCTTTAGCTCCAACTTCTCTCCCTTTAAGAGCAACACCTTCTTTTTGGAATCCAAGTTCAACACCTTCTCTAAACTTACCGGGCAATGATGTATATTTATCAAAAGCTATTTCTTTGAAAGCCATCATAGCAGTCTGAGCAGTAATTGGTGTAGTGTCTATTACTTTACCTTTAGAGTCTGTTCTTACAATTGAAGAACTACCGTCTGCTCCTTTTTTAATTTCGGCTTTGTACCCATCATCTAAATGAGAACCTTTTTTTGCATTATTATATGCACCTAAATTAGATTCAAGATATGCTACAGGGTCTTTTGAAAGTTCCGCTACAGATTTTTCTTGCCATTGGCTAAATGCGTCTTCAGCTTCAGCTCGTTTTTCAGTTCTTTGTAATCCTTTAATACCTAAACCAGCAGATTGTAACTGCATAGCGTATAAAGGATTAGCGCCTGTAGCTCTAAGTTGAGATTGAAGATCCTGTTGTTTTTGTTCAGGAGTATATGCAGTAACTTCTCTTTGTATTGTTGGTCCCGCAGTACCTACTCCTTCAGTTCCGGAAATTGCTTGGTCTCTTAATTCACTAGAATTACCAACAGTATTTAAATATGCTTGTTCAGCAGCTTCTTTTTTAGTTTGTTCTTTTCTTTGTATGTCAAATTGTTCTTGTAGTCTTTTTTCTGCAGCTTGTAAACGTTCTTCTTCTTGCAAAGTTGTGTATGTTTTAACTCCTGTTGTTACAGCAGATCCTAACGCAGCTCCTAGATTAAATGCCATAATTACACCACCTTAGAATAATCAACGGCTTTATAACCGTCTTCAGTTTTAAACACAGCTTCTGGAATAAGTTTTTCAATGTCGTGTACCATAAATCCACGGAAACGACCATGCCCAGCATACTTAGAATTTTTAAATTCTGTTTTATATTCAAAGTCAAAAATTGGTAATCCATTAGATGCATGTCCAACAAATTCAATATTTTCTTTAGTTCGTATATCAGACATAGCCATTAACGCAGGTGCATATTTTAAAGCTGCCCCGCCAATAGCTCCTACAGCAGCTCCTATACCAGCAGAACTTGTTGCACTAGCTTGTTGACTTGCGTTGTATGCACTAACATCAGTAGCGTATTTTTGATTGCCTAACTGACCAATCTGATTCCAGCCACCCATCGCAGCGCCAGTACCTTGAACATAACTATTACCTTGTGCATTTATTGCATTTGTACCTGCAGCACCGGAAGCTAAAGCAGAATTACCTGCATTTAAAGATAACCCTGTTGCTGTTGCTTGGTTTCCATACTGACCTTGAGCCAATGCAGAAGCATCCATCTTTTTCGCCCAGCCTAACTGAATAGCAGCATTTCTAGCACGAGTAGCAGCAGCGGAACCTGTAGCAGCTTCCATTATTTGATTTGCATTATTTTGTCCACGATAAGCACCTGACGTAGGATCAATACCATAGGACTGCATATTTCTTGCAGTGTTTGCTTTGGCTACTTCAAATTGGCTTTTAACATCTGACAATGCAGAACTTGCTTGTTGTTCTTGTTCTTCTTTACTTCCTGCTGTTTTTGCTTGTTCAAATATATCTTCTTGTAACGGATAACCAAACTTCTTAAACCGAGCTAATTGTTCATCACCTAAAGCACTTTGTTTTTCTGTAATATCATATTGTTGTTGCTGGACTTTATTGGACATATCCAACTGAGTCTGAGTTTGCTTTTCAAGAGCTGGCCATATTTTTGTTGTAAAGTCTTCATATTGTTTTTCAGAAAGAGTTGCCATTCTTTCTTGAGCTCTACCAATTGCCGGGTCTGCAGAAGGAGCACCACCGCCACCACCTTTGCCGCCTTCTAAGGTAGCAGGTGCATTACTAAACAGTTTCTTCTGAAACGCCCGTTCAGGCAGCATATCATAATCGTGAGTATATCTCATATTTTTATCTCCAACCAGCGGCATTCTTCTCTAAGCATACCATATAAAATCATATCAGTCCCGTCAGTAGCAGCCTTACGAAGAAGGCCTTCTTTTTTAAAACCCAGATGTTCATCAAATTTCTGTGCTTCCAAATTATCTACACGGACTAAACCCGTGATTCTGTTACATTTTAACTGAATAAATGGATAAGCGAAAGTCCTAAATAAAAAATCTCTAGTCATCCACCTTTTTCCGGGCTCTGCTGCAACATGTATACACACAGACGGGCCGTTATACAGATTAAATACTACACCAGCAATCAATACACCATTCTCAGTTAATCCAATACTTGTAGCACTACCAAAGTCATCTTCATCAATTCTTTTACCTACCCAAGGTATAACATATTGGTCTTCACCATATACCGCAGTTTTCATTATTCCCCGCTATAGTTAATTCTTGCAACAATTTCGTTAATCTTTGATATCATATCACTTGTGGATGCCGAGGTTCCAAGGGTAGAGATTTGTCTAGTTCCGGGCCGAACACCTGTAATAAGCTCTATATTTTCTTTCATGGCATTTAACGCTAATATAACTGCACGATCTCCTGTATCAACAATTGGAATACCCGGTTTTTTATTAGCCATTTCCTAATGCCCTTAATTCTCCAATTGATGTAGCCATATCAAAACCACGAACAGGCGCATTACCTGATATTTTAATTTCGTATGCGTATGCTTTAACTGTTGCAGGTAAACGAATTGGGTCTTGGGTGGTTACACCAGTTGTATATATTAAGTTACCATCGCCATAAATAAATACAGTAATTGTTCTTGTAACTGCTGGAGATCCCGGAATTGAAGTAAGAATCGAAGCACCTACAGGAAATAAATTTAAAACACCACCGTTTACAGTGCTTTGTAAGTTACCACCGGAAGCAGCAAACAGTGCTTGGTTTTCAGCAATAATAGAAGCTATAAGGTTGTTGTATGCAATACCATCAGAAATATAGTCATAGTTTGCAATAACTTTAAACGCTGCAAAACTAACAGGGTTCGGCATTACAAACTTTTTAGACATCCATTCATAAAATATATTGTTGTTTGTATCTGAATCTAGTTGGTAAACTAAATTGTCTATAGTAGATACTACGTATATGTTTGCGTTTTGATGGTCTACAAAAATTGCTGAAGCAGAATAATCAAGAATAAACAATGGAGGAATATCGCCACGAGCAATAACAATAGACTTTGTAACACCACCGGTTGTATAGAATCCAATGTATAAATTGTTGTAGACTTTAGATACAAGAGACGAAGGGTTTAGAGCCTGCCATTCTTCACGTGTGTATAGCGCAGTTGTTATAACATCCTGTGACCCTGAGGCTATAGAAACCAGTCCATTAGGTGATGCATATAATATACCGTACTGGTCAGTAGTAATAGACTTTTTAGATACACATGGTTGCATCATTGGGAGCTTAACTTGAGACATACCCCCGGGGCTTGTTCCGGTAATTACAAATGGTTGATGTTTTGTTAAAACTACTACAGAACTGTCGAACGCTCCGAGGCCTACAATCTCATCGTTTACAGTCATCATGTAATTAGAAGGCCAAGCGTGGGGTAAATATGGTTCGCAAAACCATACTTGATTGCCTGTAAACCCAACTAAAATACCGTTGGCCATGGCTACAATACCTTGTAATGTGCTTGGTGGTTCTGTGTAATATAAAGACTCTAGTGTTCCACCTAGATTAACAGCCAATACAGTATCAGCATAACTTGTAGTAGCCACTGGAATCTCAGCAACAAACGCATAAACAACTGACCCACTACCTGTAACTGATCTATATATTCTACGGCTTGTTATGTTGTATCCACTGACAGCAACGCTGGAAAACCCAGAAACCGTAACTGTAGCATTAGGTTCAACAGTACTAATAGTACCGGCTGGGCTTGGAGCAGACTCTTCTTGGACAGAACCAAATGTACTTATGTTGGTATATACGTATGCTCTATTCTCATAGACAGTTCCCGAACCACCAGTTTTAACTAGCGTAGGTGCTGCTGCGGGTGCCAATACACCCATGTTGTAATATGCATTTGGGAATGGTTTAGTTCCAGCTCCCGATGTTGTTGCTAGTGCCCAGTTAGTTTTCTTTGGCGTACCATCGCCTGTGTAATATATTCTAGACTCAGTAATATCTCCTACAGGGCCGACTGCTATATCAACATCCGTAGTCCACTCAAGCCATTTATATGTACCTGTGGGTGTATTATATAACTTGTATATTGTTTGAACGTTTGTGTAATTAGGAGTATATTCAAAAACTTCTTTTTTCCAAGACCTTAGTTCCTTGGATGTTTCTCGTACGTTTACAGCAATTTGAGCTTGACTTGCATCAAGTTGAGTAGGGCCTGTCCTAGGTACAATTCCTGAAAAGTTTTGGAGTTGAATGTAAGGCATGGCCCATTTTCCTTATTAAACTTCGTTACTTATATCTTCAGCTGTTTTACCAGCTGTATCAGTTGCTTTTTTCCTTGGTGCTCGTGCAGCTGCAGCATCAGGTTTTCCTGCTTCTAATGCCGCTAGTATAGCTTGTCCGTCAGCATTTAAGTTAAAAGTTCCGTTTTCAATCACACCAACTATTTTACGAGTAGACATCACACCCACAATAATATTTCCAGCTACAACTTCTCCGCCACTTTTTTCTACAAATTCTTCAATGGTCATCGCCATGTTAAAACTCCTTTAGTTAATAGAGCTCTTATTATGCTCTATAAATGTATGTATGTAAAGTTATCCTACCATTGTTAATGCAACAGTTTCGACATCGGCTACACGCTTGAGCCATCCTTTACCATATGTTGGGAAGTTATCCAGTGACTTGTAAAACTCTTCTTTGTTATTACTAAACTTTTTGAGCAAGTCTAATCCGTTAGCTTCTTGGATTGCCTTTATAGTTGCTGGCCCAAATATGCCATCTGAAGTTACTCTTAGCGCTTTTTGTATCATTTTACGAGCAGCGGCTGGTCCAGCATTAATAGCAAAATCAAACACGGCATAATCCACACCATTAGGTAAATCATCACCTCGAACGGCATCCCAGTAATTTTTCTTGTATAGTGGTTTAACATCTTCTTTCTTTAACGCCTTCATATCATCCTGAGTAACAGTGTGCCCGATATATTTTTCCCAGTTAGCTTGAGTACAACCCCACATGGTGCAACCTTCACGGCCATCAGGTAAATGATTACCTTTATCACGTTGGTCATTAGTGAATCCGCCCTCATGGGCTACAACCATAGTAAAAGATTTATCCCAATTACTTAGCATTTTTCTTCATCTCCATAACCTTCTCCAGTGTCCTACCACCAAAGTAAAAGCTCATAATTAACATGCCCCATTGGCCTAGTAGCTCGACATAATTGTTGTTTACCTCAATATCCCAAGCGGACATCATGCCAAAGACTGTATAGGTGATTAGAATGAATATAAGGGTCATAGGGCGAATGTTCTTAGATAGCCAAGAGTCTGACATCATATCTGCTTGAACACGCTTAGTCAGTTCTTGCTGTTCGCTTACATCTGCTTGTAGTTGAGCCAGCTCACCGTTTTGGGCTAGTGTTGCTAATTCCAACTGTGCCTTAGCTTTAGCCTCTGGATCGGGGATTAGCTTATCAATTAACTTACCACCAATATTAAGTATTGCATCAAGTCCTAACATTATTTCCTCTTTTCTCGTTCTTCAAGCAACTGCACTTTAACTTGTAGTTGATGGATGTCTTTATAGACTTCTTCTTTAAGTCTATGCCTTGCCTCTGCACTTAAAGGTGAATCAGTTGGCACATTTTCTTTGGTTATTAGGGCAGGCATCTGTCCTTCAATCTTTGTTAATCGTGTAGAAAAATCAGATACTTGACCTAGTAGCCAAGCAAGTGCCGCTACAATAATTGGTAAAACTGCTTTTAAAATGTCTTGAATATTCATTTTTTATTAATGATGTCAAACAACGATTTAACTTTTTCTTCCAATACGGCTATTTGATTATGCATTTTTGCCAACACAATTACTAACGTCACAAAGCCTATCAACAGACTAGAAAGTTTAGAAATTGTGTCTAATAAGTCCATCTAAGATAATTTTCCTGTGCCAGCTAACCAAGTTAACACGGCTAAAGAACCTAGGCCAACAATCCAAAAGAATTTTTTGACCACCGATTCTCCAATACCAATATAAACATTCTGAATTACTTTTTCAGTAACTCTCTCTACTAGCTCTTCGATTTGAGCATCAGTCAAAGGGAGCGATCTATTTTCGTCGGCCATAATAATCTCATTTCAAGTTGCGTAGTTTATAAAGGGTTGATAAATACTGGCCAACAACTTCGTCTACTATATTTTGTATCGGAGTATCGGTTTTATCAATAGCAGTATATCTAAGTTTTTCTACCATATCCATGTGATTTTTTAACATGTCAGCCGGAATTGCTTTGGGGCTTTCGTCTTTTAGTAATGGAATGTTTGCAATGATTTCGTGCCGACCTTGGTACGCTTCTGTCAACTTATCAGCAAGGTCTACAATAGCATCATAAAACTCATTCAGTGCAACATGTTGTGCATAAGAAGTTGTCTTTAAATGTTCTCTGTGGGCCAAATCACGGCTTAGAAACAAAATTGCTATTAGTCTACCTATCATCATTTTTCCTTTAAGAATCTCTTTTCCACATGTAGACTACAACGTATGGCTGTAAGTTTGCGTTTGTTGCGCTTCCGCCCTCTGCCGTTATTCCATGTTGATGATTTGCACTTGTGCCGCTTGTAGTTCCAGAAAAAGTATGGGTGTGATTTGCGTTTGGAAGACCCATAGAATCATAAAAAATATTTGGAGAACCAGCGCCTTCTTCTACACCAGCAGAGCCACTAGCACTATTATTTAATACACCAGATTGTCCTTGGCTATTATTATGAACGTGACCTTGATTTTCTACACCTGTATTACCACTAAAATTATGCGTATGGTCTGCACTTTGCGTGCCTGTTAATCCACCGTGACTATGGCTTACTAAAGTTGCGTCAGCAGAACCGCCTGTAGAGCCAGCTGCGTATGGGCCACTAGCACCAATCATTACCCGACCAGCACCAAAAGTTGACCATGTACCAAACCCAAACACGCTTCCCGGATTAGTAGCAACTGTGGTAGTGTAAATACAACCAACAGGATAAAGAGTCTGAATAGCTGCTTGAACAAAAGCCGTAGTCGCTACGCTTGTATTGTTTGTTCCCGGAGGTTGTGTTGTTATGCTCGATGTTTGCGCAAAACTATTTAATGTTGCAGCGGTTACTCGAAGTTCAAGTAAGCTACCTACTGTATACGAACGGGCTGATGTACTTTCTTGCCCACGAACTACAGTCATTGTGTCACTGCTTCTGGCAGTAACTTTTATAATCTCGATGTTATTACTAGAATCTACTAATGTGGCAATAAAATAATCAGATCCAGCTAAAACAGGAAACTCTGCCCCTTGTCCACTGGCCACAGTAATAGAAGTAGCTGAAGAACTGATTGTACTTGCTATAGCAGCGGAAGCATTATTAGTAAAAAGAATGGCCATTATTATCTCCAGTTACGGTATTTTATCATGTTAAATCAATTTCGCCAAGCTCAGCATATACTTGTATATCATTGTATTCTGTGACGTTAATAATAGAAGATTCGTCAATTCCAGCTAGTGCTTCATATACATACATATCTACATAAGATTGACGATTATCTTGAAGCATTGCCAACTCAATTAAATCCATTATAAAAATGAATACTGGGTCAGCGGATTTAATGTTTTCTATTATAGTTTGATAAAAAACTAATCCTACAATAGGTGTATCTAGTGTGCTTAGTCTTTCTACAATAGCTTGTAAAAAAGTAGAAGTTTGCGTACTAGAATCTATAGCTATTAAGTTTTGAATAATACTACTTATAAATTGAGCAGTTATTACTGAACTATCTTGAGCTGTTAGATTTTCAGTAATTGACTTAAGGAACGACGCATTAACAACATATGTTGGATTTTCATAAAACGCAGTAGTTCTTAAACTACCAGCAATTGGAGCACCACCGAAAGTAAATGCGCCAAAACTAGCTTCTTCTAAAACAGTGTATGGTGTTAGACCCCACGCTTCAGCAATAGAAAGATTAAGCTGCGCCAAAATAGACTGCGCATTTCCTATATTAGTATTTTCAGATAAGATTGTTGCAAATTGCGCTAAGATTGTGGGTGCGTCTACTATTGTGCTGTTTTCAATAATACTTGATAAGAACTGTGCGGTAATTGACGGGGTATCTGCAAGGTTTGAGTTCTCAGTTATAAATTGAAAAAACTGATTTATAATTGTTTGTGCGTTGTCAAGTACGGAGTTTTCAGCTTTACTTACATTAAACTGCGCTGAAAAATTTGGTGTGTCGGCTACTGTAGCCGGTTCTGTAATATTTACTAAAGTAAAAACACCGCCAACAATAACATCTGATATTTCTACGTTTTCTGTTTGAGAAGCATTAAATTGCGCCAGAATTGTCTGGGCATTGTCTGAGGTTATATTGTCAGTAAGACTGGTTAAAAATTGAGCAGAACTTGTTTGAGTTCCATCTGAGTTTATGTTTTCTGTAAAACTGGTTACATAATATACTATATTTGTTATAACATCAGTTGCGTTTAGGTTATCGCTAAAGCTAATAAAGTACTGAGCTATTGTGTATGTATCTTGAGTTAAATTTGTACTATCTGTAAAACTGGCTAAGTAATCAACTCTTAAAGAAAAAGGGTTACTATTAATTGTATCAGCTGCGTTTAAGTCTTCAGTGTAGATGGCTAAAAACTGCGCTTGAAAAATCTTTGAATCAGCTGAAGTTATGCTCTCTATTGTAGATAAATAAAAAGATACCGCTGCCGATAACCCATCATCAAAAAATGTGTCTTCTATTAATTCTACGTTGTGGGCTACACCCACCCCTAATGCAGAAAATGGTAACTTAGCAAAAGGGGCGAATCCAAACATATTACTCTTTATTTTCTATAATTACCTCTAAAGACTTCTTTAACATGGTAAAAAATGCGTTCTTACCCACGCCTAACTGGTCAAGGTTAAACTGAGATGAAGCAATTTTACGGTCAAGGTCTACGCAATGTTGAAACAATACTTGCTGTTCCTCGGTTAAGTCTTCAAGGGTATACTCTACATCGTCAATAGTAATCGGGGTTGTTTTTTTCTCGCCCATTCTATTCTCCTAGGTTGTACTACGGTTAAAAAATCTATTCAGCCCAAGGTAATAGCTGTGCTTGAGGGCTTACAGGTGGTGTAATTAGGCTGTCAATCTGTCCTTGTACACAAGCCTGTGCGTTGTCTATTTGGTTCTCAGGAATCCAACCAATAACTAACGCCTCATTTAAATCTTCATAAGGCACAAATGTAGTCTGGTCTGTAGAGTCAAATGTTGTGTTACCTTGGATAGAAGCAGTATATTCTCCGTCTACTCCTGTTACTTGCCAATGTGCATTACAAACGTAATTTGGGTCAGGCTGTTGTACTGTGTACATTGCTGTGATTTTTGTTGTAAATACTGTTGCCATTTTAATTTTCCTTAAAGGGTTGATATTACAAATGCTAATAGTTGGTCATAGCGGATTCCAAGGCGAGTAACTTCTACTGCATTGGGTGTATCTTTTGTAAATGGGCTAATTGATTCTGGTGATGCTTTACCATCTACTTCATACCAAGTATCAGAACAGAACATAGCGTATTTAGATGGGTCTAAACCTTCTGCTTCAAAAGCAGATTGAACTTCTTGAGCAATTACGCCAACGTGAATTCTTGCCCCATCACCTTTTTCCGCAACAGAATCATTAAATTTAAATGCTTTTATTAAACCTTTAATAGATTGTGCAACGGCTTTTTCCGCTGTGTTTAAATCTCTAATTTGCTGTTTTGCATTCGCATCAGAAGTGTTAATTAATGCTGTTGCGGCATAAACAACGCTCCATCTATATGGCGCAACTCCAAGCGCCATAACATTATCTGGGTAAGGATAAAAATTATTGACATCAGAATTAATAGAAGTACTATTCTGTGCTGGAACATTAGGAAATATTTTTGCTGTCCCTGCGCCATCATGTACAAATCTGTGATACCCAGAACCATCAGAAAGAACAACATAATTATTTGATGTTGTAATGTTTAAACTGTTAGCATTGCCACTATAAGAACCAATAACAGTATTTCTAAGACCTGTTGTAATTGACTGCCCAGAGTCACAACCAAAAAACGAGTTAAAACTATTTCCTGATGCTACGTTAAATAGGTTTCCTGAATTTTGACCAACAAAAGTATTTGCTCCTCCACCCACATTTGATTGTCCAGCAATTCTTCCAATGTATACGTTAACATCACCAGTACTATTTGCCCCAGACAAATAACCAATAGACACATTGTTAGAGCCACTAACATTATTTCCCATTGCTGCATTTCCAATGGCAACATTGTTAGAGCCAGTTGTGTTGTTAGACAAAGTTGCATAATAAGAACCGGGCACTGAAGAACCAATTGCTACGTTGTAATTACCAGTTGATATTGAGCCTAATGCTGACAGACCCATTGCTGTGTTATTTTGACCTGAAGTTGTACCACTTCCAGCACCTGTTCCAGTACCAAAATAAGAGTTATTAGCCCCACCAGCAATAGATAAACCCGCTTTCCAACCAACTACTGTATTACCCGACCCTGTTACTAATGCTAGGGCAGCATGACCAACAGCAGTATTCTGAGAAGCAGTAGAAATAGTTTTTAATGCACCATTACCAATGGCTACGTTTTCAGCGCCTGATGTTAAGGTTGCAAGAGGACCTTCAATAACACCATCATGCCAAGAGCCAACTGCTATGTTATCGTTACCTGTAACTGTACTGTTACCCATTGCTTGAGAACCAACAGCGGTATTAAATGATCCGTTTGTAATTCCACTTCCAGCCGAATAACCTACCGCTGTATTTCTAGGAGAAGTTGTACTTACTAACGCTTGAAAACCAACAGCGGTATTATATGAATTAACACTATTGGATAGAAGTGCTTGGTATCCAACTGCCGTGTTGTAATTTGCTGTAAGGTTTAATCTCATTGCACCACTACCTACTGCGGTATTATACGAACCTTGAGTGTTTGTAAACATACAAGAGTATGTGGCTGTATCTAATCCACCAAGAGCCGTGTTAGATATACCTGAAGTATTTCCGCCAAGCGCACTTACACCTGCTGCAAGGTTATAATTACCAGTAGTTAAACTTGCTAAACTTCCTTGACCAAGAGCAGTATTATATACACCTGTTATTGCACCACCATAACCATACATAGCAGTTGTACCCACAGCGGTATTATTATTACCCCTTATGTTGTATCCTGCCTGAGAGCCAAATACTGTAACATTAGTTCCTATAATATTTGTGCTTGCCGCTTGGTATCCAACCGCTGTGTTGCTATCGGTGGTGTTATTTGCTAATGCGCTAGTGCCTACCGCAGTATTGTATGAGCCTGTAATGTTATTTCCAAGTGCGGAATCTAATACACTAGGTATTCCACCGCCTACTGCTGTGTTGTATGCGCCACTGGTGTTGTCAAATAGGGCTTGTTGCCCAACTGCTACGTTATTACTTCCTGTATTATTTGTATATAAAGATTGATAACCTACTGCTGTGTTATTAGAGGCGGCAGTGTTTGCTTGAAATGCCGATTGTCCAATTGCCGTGTTATTTGAACCAGTTGAAATTGCTGTTACTGGACCAGCAGCATGACCAACATACGTATTATTACTTCCTGATGTAGTGTAATAACCAGAATGGAAACCAGCAAATAAATTGTTTGTTCCACCAACATTACTAAAACCAGCACCTTTTCCTAAAAATGTATTTTCTGCTGCTGTATTGTTATATCCTGCTTGATAACCTACTGCTGTGTTACTAGAGCCAGAACTATTTTTTGCTAAAGAAGCAGTACCAATAGCTGTATTGTAACTACCTGAATTATTTGTCCATAATGCACCGTAAGTACCAGCATCTTGTGAACCAACAGCCGTATTAAATGAACCACCACTATTCAAATACATAGCGTAATTACCTACAGCTAAATTATTAGTTCCACTTGAGTTTCCACTTAAAGCATTAGCACCTAAAACTGTATTTGTAGCAATAGCACCACCTCCACGACCAACAGTAAGACTATTTACAGAAGCGTCAGTAGCAGTAGTTAATACGCCAGCCGAGCTAATAGTCATTCCAAGCGTACCACCGTTGGTGTAAAATTTCATTGCATTATCAGCATGGTCATATCTTAATAAACCCATGTATTGCTGACTTCCTGATGTGCCATCAGCAAAAATAAGATTACCTTCACTTGTTGTGCCTGAGTAAATTGTTATTTGCTGATTACCAGTTCCACTTCCTACAACAAGTTTAGATGGAAAAATAGTAAATGAATCAGGACTACTAGTACCTATACCTACATTACCAGCATTGGTAATTCTAAACTTTTCAGATGCACTATTGGCTAAACCAAAAAGGTCACCCGCACCGCTTTGCAATCCATAAATCATTGCAGATGCTGAGTTATCCGCTACATAAAGTTTGTTTGTTGGATTACTAACTCCTATACCTACATTACCACTAGCGCCTACTGCTAATTTTACGCTTGCTGTACTTCCACCATATATGTAAAAACTATTTGGTGCTACAGATGCACTTCCACCAAAACCTATGTCGTATCCGTAACCTGTGGTTGTGTTTGAAAAAGAAATACTCGAATATACATTTGTACCAACGGATGTAATTGTTTGTCCAGTACTTCCTGATGATGACAAGGCTAATGTACTTCCAGCAAAAGTAAAATTAGCACTATCACTTAATAATCCACTAGCACCTGCAAATGTTACTCGACCACTTGTTAATCCTGAGTCTGTTATGCTTGTTGCTGAAATTGATGTAAACGTTCCGCCACTTGTGCCTTTATTTGCTAATACTTGAACTACTCCAGCTGTGTCTTTATAAAAGAGTTTTCCGTCTGTTGTGTTTAGTGCAAGTTCTCCTGCTATTAAATTAGCTGGGTCTGGTACTCCGCTTGCAGTTACAGAATAAAGATGGCTAATAGGTGTTAATGTTGTTACATTTCCAGTGCCCGGTTCTGCAAAAGTTCCTCCAAAAATACCTGTTGTTACTCTCAACACACCATATATAGTAGTATTGCCAGAGCCTATGCTGCTAGAACTAAGAAAAGGAAAACCAGTACCATCACTTAATACAATTGCCCCTGTAGCTTGGCGAACATCTACATAACGGTATCCATCTGCTGAAAGCCCATAACCTGAAAATGGTCCAATAACTACAAGATTTTTACCCGTGGTTATTGCACTACCTGATTGCCACCCAATGGCTAAGTTGTTACTTACAACAGTATCTGAATTATTAGAAAGTCGTAACGCTCCATTGCCAATGGCTATATTTCTTTGGTGTCCGACACTAGTATATAATGCTTCATACCCAATGGCTATATTATCAGAGCCATTAACATTATTCCTAGAAGCTTCATACCCAATGGCTATATTGTTGCCGCCTGAAAGATTAAAACGTAAATTATATGCACCAATTGCAATATTACTTGAACCACTAGTATTTGCATTTAAGTTACCGAGTCCAATAGCCACGTTAGCAGCACCAGTATTTGCACCCGATAATGCTAGATAACCTATTGCAGTATTAGTAGCAACACTACCACCACCAAGGCCAACAGTCATACCAGAAACATTTAAATCAGTACCGTTAAAAGTTAGGTTAGCTGAATCTGTTAAAGCCCCGCCTGTAGTTGCGTAAGTAACCCTGCCTGAAGTTAATGTGCCTGAACTTAAATTAACAGCTCGTGAACTAGGATAAGTTAAAAATACGTTTTGTACACCAGAACTAAAGTTAGTTAAAGCGCCAGCACTAGATGAAGAAAGTACCGTTGTACGAGCTAGGGTTCCAGCTGATGATGAGTAAGTACCAATACCTACTTCCCAACTAGCCCCACTTTGGTCAGCTATGGTGTAGTAACAAGTATTGCCGTCACCTATCGTACTAAACGACTGATAACCTGTAACCGCACCTAATAGCGTAACCGTGCCCGTGCCGGGAGAATTACAGGTCTCTAAAACTCTGTCTTTCAAAACTAATGCCATAATTGGCTCCTAATTACGAAGTTGCAGTAGTCGAAAATGTTACCGACACAGTATCTCCGGCAGTTACAGTTTTAGACACAGAAAAATTACCTTCTGAATATAATATACCAGCAGTCGAACTTAGTGTACTTACAGCACCTGTACCTGTTACTAAGAAACAACCGTAAACTGTACCACCACCACCTGTAATAGTATAAATAACTGCAGTTGCCGCAGAAGTTGTAACGTTAGTCGGAGTTGTTCCAGACGAGGTAGCTGATGCAAACACCGCTGTTCCACGGACTGATGAGCCACCAACTGTGTAGTTAGTAAACTCTGACCATGTGTGGGAAGCCATTGTATCAGCCGCAGCAAATGTTGTGCTATTACCGATTAGTCCTAAGAATGGTCCAACAACAGTATAAGCAGAGCCTTTTAAAAATGTATCAAGCATTAACTGTTTACCTACAGCTACAACTAGGTTAGGAAATTTTTCTTCCCATTTTAAGTTGCCCTCGGCATCACGGCACTCTACTTCATAAAAACCCTCTACACCCATTCCTTCAGGAATAATTGCATTTGCTTGTAATGAGGCCACAGTTATGTCACCGCAGCTTGCTTTTTCGTTTCTCATAATTTCTCCTAAATAAATTGTTTTCTTACTAAAAAATTTAATACATTATAAACTGTCTGGTATAGCCCTGCAAAGTTAATTTCTACTTCACCTTCATATTGTCCGGGATCTACATTTAAAGTATTTCCGGGAAAATTAAATTTAACTAATCCATCTGAACCAGTATTTACATTTGTGCATGTAATAGTAGATAAAGTAGTTGTTGTATTAACAGCCCTAAATTTAACTGTAACAGTAGCCGTACTTACATCCACTGCAGTTCCGTCAGGGTTGGTTAATGTCATTCTTATAAAAGGTAAGTTGTCGCCTTGGACTAGTTTAATTACGCTCATACAAACCTCTGATATTCGGCTTTAACGGAGTCTCTAGAAAGACCTTTAGTAATTCTTTCACGGCATTCGCTGATTCCGTATTTAAACATACGATAGTATTGGTCAGCGGCTCCTCTATCATAATACGCTTGTTTTGGTGTGCTGTATAGTCTTGACCTAGCTCCAAAACTAATTACTTCTAAAAATTGTTCGTAAATCTCGGAATCAACCTCCGTAGAATCTCTTGTTGGTGCAATAGAAACACGACATCTTAAAAAATCTGTTGATAATACAGTTGCAGGATAAGGAACAACTACAATTTCAGGCATAATTAACCTAGTTATATAAGCAGGGTTTGCTTTTACATCTCTCCAGTCAGCCATACGATAAATACCTGCTAATTCATCGCTAGACTTTGGTATTAATAAAACATCATTATAATAACATACTTCTGGTAGTACAAACTTAGTACTTTCTGGGGTATTAATAAAATAAGAAGATTCCCCAGTTACTAAAGGTATGTATGGTATATCTATTTGTAAATATCTAGTACGTTCACAAAATTCAATGCAAGCGTTTCTAATAGCATTAATAGCTATTAAGTCTGCAACATCAGGAACAAATTGCATAACCTCTGGCAAAAATTGCTCGTAAGGTACTGAATATCCGTAAGTTTGACTCATGATCCAGATCCCGGTTTATCAGGGGTAATACTTCCCATTTGTTGATTTGGAGAGTTCTTAACTTCTTGGTCAGATTTAGCACCCATAGTAGCCATAAATGTTTGCAAATAACCAGCAGCAAGTGTAACTCCAGCTGCGTATTCCGCATCTTTGCTATTAGCTCTGTAAAGAATGTAATCTAAAATTGCTGTTTGGAATATATCATTTACAGAAATAGTAGAATTTTCTGAAGCTAAATCAGTTGGAATAGGCGAATAATTAATTTGTACATACCCTTTGCCGTTGTTTGGCGGGTAAACATAAAAAGCTGTTTGGTCTTGTTGATCAAATAAATAGTTTAATGGCACTGTAGTCGGTGTAGAAGAATGCCAGTTAGGATTAAAGTCGTTTAAAACTTGTTGAGATATAATTCTTGGGACTCTTCCGGGTGTTGTTCCTGTAATTCCCATATATCTAATAATATCTAAAAGTGTCCATCCGTCTGAAGGTATAGACTGTCTAGTTCCAGCTACTAATTGAATTGTTGTTACTTTATTAGTCGCATTAGGCGACATAACTGTAATTTGTCTCTGAGCGTCATTAACCCACCCTAACAGTTCAGTTCTAGTCCAGCGAATATTTCCTGTATCTAGTAATTGTACTGAAGCTTTGTCAATAATCGATTTTGCTGTTATTGTTCCCATAACCTTTGTGTGTAGTAGGGGCCGAAGCCCCTTTTATTACGCTGAAAGAACCGAATACCAATTTCTGCCGTCTCTTGAAACAAATTCTGCATTTTTAGTAGTAGCAATAGATAAACTACCGTTTGAAGAACCGTTCATAGTTCCACCAACAGGTGCGTATACTAATAAAGCATTTGCCCCACCGTTACGAACAAGAATACGAGCTCCATCGGCAAAAGCTAAAATTGCGCCAGTACCTGATGCTACAGTACCAAATACGTTTACATCTGCAGTAATAGCTAAAGCAGTTGCTTGTGTAGAACCAGCGGCTGTTAAGCCAGTAGTTACATCTCCACATACAACTTGTTCGGCTGCTTCTGCCCACATCCCTAATGCAACAAGTTTTAATTGCGTTGTCATACAAATCTCCTAAGTAGATTGGGTGGGAATTACCCCACCCGTTTTATTAACCTGCTGCTACTAATAGAGCAACTGCGTCAGCCTGAGTTACTTTGTATCCGTAAACATTTAAGCCACGAACTAATGTACCAAAGTCGTTAGGGTTTTGCAAGCTTTCTACACGAGCGATTTGTGATGCAAAGCTAATACCAGCCTTGTGTCCGGCCATTACAGCATGACGCTTGAGGAATGTAGAAGCACTTGTTTGTGTACCATCCCAGTTGTAAGTAGCTGCTGCACGTGGCAACAAGTTAGATACATAAACTGTGAAACGGTCAATCATACCAATCTTACCATTACGGAGGATTGAAGATGCATCACCCATAAACTGAGCTTGAGCTAGGTTAGATTGCATGAGAACTTGACGCTCGATTGGGCTAATAACTAACCAACGATCAGTTTCAGGAATGTTTGCTTCGTCTAATACTGAAGACAATGCAGTGATGTTCTGAAGGATGTTAGCAGCTGTTAGTGTAACAGGAGCAGCATCAGTACCTAGGTTAAAAGAAGCAGAAATCTTACCGGCTGTAGAACCTTGGTTTGTTGCCGCACCTTGGTTAAATGTGCCTAGTAAAACATCAGTATCAATCTGAATCTTCATCTGCATAGCAGCATCATTAGTGAAAACATCCATTAACTTAGGCTTAGATTGTAGTTCGAGAACGTTATTAACGTTTACACCGAAATACTTACCTTTGTTAATTGACAAAGTGATTGTGCTTGGAGCAGGAATCTCATATGCCAAGTTTTGACCAATAGTGTAGTTATTGATTGTGATTGTTGGGATAGTGTTGATGATAACAGAGTCACCAATACCAGAGATGTCGCCTTGCCAATCAGTATTAGCGATTTCGCCAAAAACAGTAGCAGCGTAAAATTTTTGAGCTAATTTTCCAGACCATAAGGTAGGAATAAAAGTTCCAGAATAAGCAGTACCAGAGTAAGTGGTAGCGCCATTAGGTGCGTAAAAATTCCCTACAGGGTATTGTGCGCCAGCGGTAATAGTAGACATAAATTCTCCTTTAATTGTCTAATTTTAAAATCCACTATTACCATTGGTTTATTCGACTATCGAATTCTTCCTTCAGTAATAGCAGCGTGTATTTCTTTTTCCATCTTAACCGCCTCATCATTTTCGATCAGTCCACGTCGCCATTCATCATAAAATAACGCTATTTCTTTTTCATTAAAATAACGGCCATTTTGTTGATCAACCGGTTGTGACGCTGAACGTGAGCGAGTCGGTGCAACTTGACGTTGAAGTTCTGGATTTAATTGTTGTCTTTCCAGTTTAGCAGGAAACAATGATTTATAAGCTTTAAAAATAGTCGCAACACGATTTGTTTCTAAATTCTCATAAGCATTATTCAATGCAACTTGGCGTGGCATTCCGTACACAGGATCTACTTCTTGTAACCAATTTAAGAACCCTTGATCATAATTCAAAGTTTCCCAATCTGGTACTTGTTGTGCTAATCCATTCAAGAATCTATCTTTATCAGATACAACTTGACGTTCGGATACATTGCCTAACTGGTTTTCCAACTCTTTGACTCTACTTACTAGGTCTGACTCTCTATTGTGCATATTTTGCACATTGGCTACTTTAGATTGTGCAGCACGTTCTATCAAATCAATTAAATCTGGTCCAAAAGCTTCTCTATCTTGTTCAGTGATTAGAGACTCGACTAATTTAGCTGGTTCTGGCTGTTGAACTTTGGCTCTTTCAACTTCGCCTATAAGTGTCTGCACTTGCGTGTTTAACTCACGGACTTGTGAATGTAACCTTGGTACTTCAGCATCATACATACCTTTTAAAGTGTGGTATTTTTGCGACCACAAATCATCAGATACTGAATCAACTTGCTTAGTTTGCTCTTGCGAAACAGTATTTTCCTTGGGCTCAACAGGGTCTGGTGGTAGATCTGTATTTAAGTTAGTCTCCGGTGGTTGTACATCGGTCTGATTTAAATCCATCTCTGCTACTAAACGATCTGCTTCTTCAACTTGTTGTTGTACTGCCTTTGGCAATGCCATTTCTCTCTCCTTAGCTCCGGCTACGCTTCACACTCCGCCTCAACGGTATGTGTTTGTCGCTTACGGTCTGCTACTACGGGTTTGTAAATACGTTTAAAGCTCCACTGGGGTATGCTTCTAGCGTCTCATTTTGACAATTAATGCTTCCGCATTTTCGACTAAATCAAGAATTTCCTTGTAAGCCCCGGCTTCGCCTTGTAACCGGTAAATCTTTTCTACATCGGTAACTTGTGCCATCATTTCTAGAGATTCCTGCCGTTTGGCTCTGAAATACTCTGTAAGGTGATCGAACTCAGGTCCCCGTAAAAACGTGAAGCATCTAGCTACACGCTCATCAATTCTCATTACTTACACATGCCGTCAGTTTTAGCTGATTCCTGTGCATAACCTTCGCTACGGGACATATAAAAGTCACTCATACTTGGGGCACTACCTAGGCCAGTTTGTCCGCCTTTGCACATACCATCAGTCTTAGCAGACTCTTGTGCATACTCGTCTTTTCCGCCACGTTTTAACTTATTAAAAATTTCAGCCATTTTAGGCTCCTTTCAATTTAAATGCTACAAACTACTATATAAACAAAATTATACTCTTTGTCAACTTTATTGTTCAAATCTATTTACAACAGGTGCATTATTCATCAATTGCGCACCCCCGGGAGGGGCTGGAGGTGTTCCACCTGCTTGAGACTGACCACTCTTTTGCGCCATTTCCATCTGTTGCATTTGTTGCATTTGCATTTGTTGCTGTTGTGCTGCTGCTTCTTTCTGTTTAATTACATACTCAGAAGGAATAATTTCGTCTACATTTAAATCTAAAGTCTTAGCAGACTGTCTTAACAATTCAGCAATACCTTCCATACCAATAACTTGTTGTGCAATCGGACTATTCAGAGCTACAGTCAAGAACTCATTACGACGTTGCTGAGCAGCTTCTTTTTCTAGTAAACTTGCAGCACCACGAGCTTGTATATGTATATCACCTTTTAAGTCCATATCGTCACTATACCGCATATTGTAATAGTATAAACGATCAATACATGGTTTGACTACGTGCTCATCAATATTTGCAATAACTTGTTTGATGGATTTACCAGCATTTGTCATTAACATAGACATACCAGAAGCAGTTCTTCCAGCCCCGCCTGTGGGCGATCCGCCAGTCATATAACGTGGTATGCCTGTATATTCATCAGCTAAAGTAGCAAATTTTTCATATACAGTTAATAGTTCGTTAGCTTGCGAGTTCGGTTGGTAAAAACTTACTGGTGCTTGGTTGCCATTAATAGGATCGCTTGTAACTTGCCAAATCTTCCATGGGAATATCTGTGTTACGTTTTCTCCCGGAGGTAGTCTGTCAATGTTATACACTACTTGTGGTCCTGAGGCTAATCCCATATTGTTTACGAGAGCCCTTGCAGCAGCATTACAGATATCTTGGGTATCACGACATAGGTCAGCTACCGAATTACCCCAGAACGCACCCGGAACCTCTTCATATGAGGCTTTATAGTATGGTTTACGG